GGTTAATACCGCAGGGGGTTTGTCTACTTATTCTGGTAATGGCGGTGATGGTAGGTCAGATAACACAACCCCAAGCAACGGCGCAACACACGGCGGTGGCGCGGGAGCTAGTAACGGCGGTTACGCCGACGGCGGCGTCGGCTCAGTTAGAATTTGGTATGTAAACTAGGGGATAATAGTAGTGACTAAAATATTTTACAACAGCGAAAATGGTCAACCTGCTGTAGTTGATGACGATGCAAATATCTCAGATTGGCCAGCTTTTCAAGAAACCCCTTTACCTAAAGTAGTTACCGAGGAGGATATAAGATTTCTTCGTGGGCTTGCTTTAGAAACTTCCGATTGGATGGCACTGCAAGATAGGACTATGACACAAGCAGAAAGGGATTATCGGCAAGAATTACGAGACCTCACTACAACAACAGCTTTTGTTGAAGGCCGTTTTAATGACATCCTAATCCCCCCGCCACCAGCTTCATAATATTAACATGAAAAAAGTAGCAATCATAGGGCGAGGTACAGCAGGTACTTTAGCATATTTAAAGATGTTAGAATTGCGTAATATAGACCGCAGCTCTTTATCTATTGATTGGTATTACGACAGCGCCACTAATGCAATGGCTGTAGGAGAAGGAACAACACCTAACTTTCCTACTTCTCTTGCCAGAGTTAGTGGTCTGTCTGTAAGCACCGATATGCACAAACTTGATGCCCGACCTAAGATGGGCATTGAATACGAAAATTGGGGTAGCTCAGACTTTATACACCCCTTTAATATGGGGTCTCACGGAGTCCATATTAACGCTGCAAAGTTTCAGCAGCATGTTTTTAAAAACTGCACTGACGAGACAGATGTATCACTAATAGATGCAAACGTATCACACGATAATATCGACAGTGACGTAATTATTGACTGCACAGGAGCGCCTAAGACCTTTGAAGATTACGACATCCCTAAGTACATTCCTGTAAATGCTGTGCATGTTACGCAGTGTTCTTGGCCTAATGGGCCTAAAGGTTTATACACTAAGACTATAGCGCGTCCTTGGGGCTGGGTATTTGTTATCCCACTTCTTACACGTTGTAGTGTTGGTTATCTTTATAACCACACTATTACTACACTAGAACAAGTTAAAGCTGATGTTGAGAATGTGTTTGACCAGCTTGGTGTAGAGCCGACAGAAACTACAAACAGTTTTCACTTTAACAACTACGTTAGAAAAAAACTAATAGATGGCCGTGTTGCTTACGCTGGAAACTCTGGGTTTTTCTTAGAGCCTATGGAAGCGACCACACTTGATTGTGTTTTTAAAGTGTTAAGGTGTATTGGTAGAAACCCGTTACAGGAGATATGGAACAACTATTTAAACGTAGTGTTTAAAGAGGTCGAGTATTTCATAATGCTGCACTACGCCGCTGGTAGTAAATGGAACAACGAATTTTGGGACTTTGCTACTGAGCGCGGTAGGCTGGCCATGGAAGAAGCTATGAGCCATCCGTTCTTTAACGATCTCTATACCCACGGAAAGCCTCTTGAGGCGTCTGGGTATGACCCATATTTCGGTAAAGAGAGTTATAAACTAAATCAAGAAGGGCTTGGATTAAAGCCAGACTTCGCAATAGCAGCAGAGTAATACATCATGTTTGGTTTTACACCTCTAGCTACAACACCTTTAGCAGCATCCCAAGCGGGTATCTCTGCTATTGTCATACTATCCTCTGTTCTGGCTACTGGTAGTGCAACAAATGTAAAGCCAAACATATCAGAGCTTCTCTCTCCTGTAATTGCTACAGGTCAAGTAGGTATAATATCCGCTAACCCAGACGAAGTTACAAACTCTGTAAGTGCTACAGGTTTTGTTAATGGGGTACAGGTTAACGTCTCAGAACTGCTGTCCTCTGTAGCAGCCACAGGTACAGTATCTCCTGTAGGGTATGAAGCAAAGGGCAACCATACTCTTGCTTCTGTATTCAGTACAGCATCTGTTGAGCCTGTTAGTGCAGGTGGCTTTGAGATTGATATCAGTGAGAGACTTCTTTCTGTATCCGCTACAGGTTCTGCAGGTAGCTTAACTCTACACGTATCAGAGCTTATAGAGAGCGTTACTGCTACAGGTAATGTTACTGCTATCATACCTCATGCTGACTCCTTGCAGCCAGTAGTAGGCGTTTCAGCGCAGGGTATAGTAGAACCTACAGGTCTAGACTCCTTTGAGATTGACGTATCAGAGTCCTTGCTTTCTGTAGTAGCAACTGGTACAATCAACCCTGTAACAGTAGGTATAGTAGAGCGTCTAGAAGATGTAGTAGCTACATCTGCAGTATCCTCTGTCACAGTTATTGCTGTTAACTTCCCCTTTGAGGCAGATGCTTACAGTAAAGACCGGACATTATACATCACACCTCAACCCTTAAACAATGTTGTGCATATAGTAGAAGATAACAGAACAGTAGTTATTGATGCTATATTCCCAGCAAGCAGAACAGTAAATATTGCAGCCTAAAGGATAGCCTATGTCATATAAGTGGCCGGATAAAGATAAAGATGAGTTACTTGACTACAGCATAGACTGGTCTCGTTTCTTAAAAAGTGATGTTGTTTCTGGTGTTACTTGGTACATTGATGACGCAGCAGGCGCTAAAACAGAAGTAAACAATACAGATGTTGTAGATGGGTTACAGTTTGTACAAGGTACTAACACTACAACTGTGGCTACTATACGCTTGAGTTTAGGTACAAATAATAAACGCTACAAGATTACATGCAAGGTAACTACACTAGGTGGACTACAGTATGAGCGCAGTGTATTCCTGCGTGTCAAGGAGAAGTAAGAATGGCATATGATTACATTAGCCTAGTTAACGATATCAACCGCCGCCTTAACGAAGTAGAGCTTTCCTCTTCTAACTTCTCTGGTGCTACTGGTTACTACAGCTTTGCTAAGGATGCAGTAAACTCTGCTATTCGCCATATCAATCAAGAAGAGTTTGAGTGGCCGTGGAACCATGTAGAAGAGACAGAAGTGCTACTTCCTGGTGAAGTGCGCTATAGTATGCCTTATGATAGTAAAACTATTAACATGAACACCTTCCGCATAAAGCGTGACGATTCTCTTAACGTAGGTACAGTCAAACTAAAAGTGCTAACTTATGAAGAATGGCTTGACAAGTATGCAGATACTGAGTATAACTCTACCACAAGTGTAAGAAACACACCAACTCATGTTGTACGTACCCCTAGCAGAGAGTTAATCTTTTATCCTACCCCTGATAAAGAGTATGAAGTAGTATATGAGTATTTCCGTACAGGCTATGATCTAGAGCTTGCTACAGATATACCTACATTACCTGAGCAATATCGTTATACGATTATAGACGGTGCTATGTACTATGTTTATCAGTTCCGTGGTGACACACAGACTGCACAATTATCACTACAAAAGTTTGAGCAAGGTATTAAACAGTTACGTAGTCTACATATTAATCGCACAGAATACTTGCGAGACACGAGAGTACATTTCTAATGGCTACACAGTGGCAGACATTCCCTATTGAGTTTAGAGGCGGTCTCATCTCTAACCTTAGCCCTCTACAACAGGGTAGTAATGCCGTGGGTTCTGCTACTTTACTGCAGAACTTTGAGTCTAGCAAAGAGGGTGGCTACTCTAAGATTAAAGGCTTTGAGAAGTTCAGCACTACAGCTGTACCTGGATCTGGCTCTATACTTGCGCTCAAAGTAATAAGCTCTGGGCGTATTGTTGTAGCTAGACAGAATACTTCTAACGTCACAGAGTATTACTACGGCACAGGTACTACGTGGACATCTATGGGTGCAAGACCTTTGCTTGGTGGTAAGGCTAAGCATGTTCTGTATAACCTAGACGGTGATGATAAAGTTATCTTTGTAGATAGTAATAACTACCCTGCTATATACAACACATCAGGCAATACTCTTACTGCTATTACAGGTAGCACAGACGTACTAGGCGCAGAGAATGTAGCAGTATTCAAAGATACAGCGTTCTACGCTAAGGGTAATAACCTTTACTTTACTGCACCCTTTACTGTAGATGACTTTAATGCTGCTAATGGTGCAGGCTCTATCAACGTAGCTAATGAGATAACAGGTCTAGCTGTCTTCCGCGACCAACTCATTGTGTTTACTACTGATAGCGTTAAACGTATAACAGGCAACACCTCCTCAGACTTCCAAGTAGCACCTATCACAGATCGCATTGGTTGTGTTAACGGTGACACTATTCAGGAAGTTGGTGGCGACATCATGTATCTTGCCCCTGATGGTATCCGGCTTCTAAGCGCTACTGACCGTATTGGTGACTTCGGGTTGGACATTGCATCTGATCCTATTGCTAAAGACGCCACTAAATTTCTTGGAAGTACACCTAACTTCTGCTCTGTACTTATGAGAGAAAAAGCACAGTATCGTATCTTTGCTTACATTGAGTCGGAGCAAGCAACAGCAGCTAAAGGTTTAATCGCTACAAAGTTTGTCTCACAGGGTGCTGCTGGTATTAGCTGGTCTACTACTTATGGTATCAAAGCCTTTGTAGCAGATAGTAGATACACAGATACATCTGAGACCGTTGCCTTTGCTAATACAGATGGCTACGTGTATGAGTTAGACACAGGTTCAAGCTTTGATGGTCTACCTATTGAGGCTATCTATGAGTCTCCTTATATGCCTTTGTCTGACCCTCAAATGCGTAAGTCCTTCTACAAGATGGCACTGTATGCAGAACCCACTGGTAGTATGGCCTTGGATCTTAACGTCAAGTATGACTTTGGTACATCTACTAACACGGGTGTTATACAACCCTCTACTGAGACTATAGAAAGTACAGGTACTGCTGTATTTATCTTTGGGGATTCTACCTCTGTGTTTGACACCTCTACATACGGCGGTGAGTTAGATAAGGTCTACAACACAAATCTCATTGGATCAGGTAAGACTATAGCCATACGTATTGAAGACAACTCTACAAACCCTACATTCACTCTAGACACGGCCCTGCTAGAGTTTAGACAGAACGATAGACAGTAAGGACTAAAACATGGCAGGTTATACACGTCAAGATACAGCAAACAACATTGCTAACGGTAACGTCATTGATGCAGATGACTTTGATGCTGAGTACAATGCCATTGAGGCAGGGTTTAACGCATCTACTGGACACGCTCATGATGGTACTGCAGGTGAAGGTGCACCCATTACTAAAGTAGGCCCAGCGCAAGACCTTATTGTTTCAGGTACAAATGTTCTACCTAAGACAACTAATACCTTGGATCTAGGGTCTAATGCTGCACAATTCAAGGATGCTTGGTTTGATGGTACTGTAGACACAGACGCTTTAACAGTATCAGCTAATGCTACTGTTGGTGGTACTCTTGGTGTAACTGGCATACTCACTGCTACAGGTGGTGTCACGGGTAATGTCACAGGTACAGTATCAAACGTATCAAACCATGACACTGGTGATATCTCAGAAGGTTCTAACCTATACTACACAGACGCAAGAGCACGTAATGCTATCTCTGCTACAGGTAGTTTAAGCTACGTATCTTCAACAGGTGTAATGAGCTTTACTCAGGGTGATACAGATACCGTAGCTGAAGGTAGTACTAACCTGTACTATACAGATGCTCGTGCTACTGCAGCTGCTAAGGCTGCTATCAGTGTTACAGACTCTGGTGGTGACGGTAGCCTGACTTATTCTGCTGGCGCTATCACCTACACAGGCCCAAGTTCTGCTGAGACA